ATTTTTATTATTTCTATTGATTGGATGCGGAACTCGTAAAGTGAATAAAAGTAACACCGAAACGCAAACTAAAACACAGATAACCGTCACAGACTCGGTTAAAATCCAAACAAAAACAGACTCAACGACTGAAATAAAAAGCAACGAGTTTGAGATTGTGCCAATTGATAGGATAAAGCCAATTATTATTATAGATGCTCAAGGCAAAAAGACTTCGTACTTAAATGCAAAGTTAAAATATAAAAGCGAAATAAGCCGAAATAAGACACTAAAAAATGAAAGTGTACAAAGTAGTCGCAAAACAAATATAAAAGCCGAAAAACAAACAAAACAAGCCATAAAACAAATAGAACGCAAAGAGTCTATTATTACTTCGCTTTGGTGGCTTTGGTTATTGATTATTGTATTAATAATTTACTACTTTAAAAAATATTTTATACCTTTTAAAATATAATTTCTTATTTAGAATTAATATAAACAACACTTATTTTTAATTAATTGTTGTTTAATTAATTTATTGTTATATATTTGTACTCAGATAACAACAACGAATTAAAAAATAGGAATTATGACACTTTCAAATATTACAAAACAAATAGAAAAATTAGAAGTTAAAGTTACTGAATTAGGTAAAAAATTACATAAAACACAATCTACACAAATTGAAATGGAATTAAATAAAACAAAAGAAATTTTATTTCACTATGAAAAAATACAAGCCTTATTAAATAATTAATAAGGCTTTGAAATTAATCTTAAAACAAAAACAAATGAAAACATTTTTATCAAAAGCAAAGTACCAACACGCATTCGTTTTAATTATGGCGGTGTATTTTTTAACTCAATTAATATTTAGAGCGTAATGAATTTACTAAAAAAATTATCTCCAGAGGCTTTGGCTAAATTAGATCAAGAGGCAATAGAATTTCCAGCAACCGTTGCGAAATTAAAAAACGAATTGATGCAAATAAACCACGTTTTTGAAATTAGATTAGACGTTGTATTGACATTAGTAAGATGCACCGATATATCATTTAATATTAAAGACATTAATAATTTATTTATATGAGAACATTTGTAATTTATTATTTCAGAGAATTATCCGATGAGTGCCACAGTTGCGAGTTGGAAGTAAAAGGCGAAAACATACTTAACGCCTTAGAGAATTTTTATAAATTAAACCTTGTTATAAAAAGAGTTTACAAAATTGACGAAATATGAACGAAAGGAACGCAGGGCGAAAGTCAAAATTTAAAGAAGGCACACAAACTAAAATCCTTCATAAATTAATACCAGCTGAGGCAGAAAATCAAATAAAATTATTAATCGAAAAATCAATAGAAAAATGGAAACGAATTTAAAAGAAGTTAAAAAGTTTGACAAATGGATGCGAAAGGTTATCCAATCAATTCATTATGCAGACAACGAGCAAATGTGTAACGCTTACCAAAGAATAAATTAATATGGGACAAAGTGCAGTTAGATTTTTAGAAAACTCGGAGCAATTGGTAACAATGTACGAGCCAACGTTCACCAAAAAAGATGCAATCTTAACTGGTAAAAGAATGGTCGACAATGTAATCGAAAGCGGAGAAGTAGATAAGCATCAATTTATGGCGAATATTTGCAGATTAAAAGAGGTTGTCAACTCCGCAGATAATGAAATGCGTAAACATTTACCAGAGGAAAAAATGAGCGTTTATGGAGTTGATTTTACACCAGTAAACGGAGGCGATACTATCAACTATTCAGACGATGAGGTGTGGGCAACTATTAAAGCCGACCTCGATGCAAGGACTGAGCAGTTAAAATTAGCCCAAAAACAAGACACGTTCGATGCTTACGGTAACCAAGTGCCAAAAGTTTCAACAACGCCAAGAAAATCAAGTATAACATTAAAATTTTAATTATGAGAATAGGTCAAAAAGTTAGATTAAAGCACGATTGCGATTACGCAAGAGAAAATAACCGACACAACCCAACGGAAGTGACAGGAGTAATTGTTGAAATTGGCAACGATAACGAGGATAGAACTCGCACAAAAGAATTGCCAGTAGTGGTTGATTGGGGTGGGTTTACAAATAGCTATAAATTTATACATTTATACGAAGTATGAAACGATCCAATCTTTACAGAATAAAAAGAGTTTTAAATTTTTATTATAATAGGGGAATAAACTCCGAAAGGGTAAATACATTATACAGAAAAATAATAAAAAATGGCAAAAATTAATTATTGTAATCAAAAAAAGAAAATCTTAATGTTGGAGTATTATTTTATTTTTCAAAATAATGGCATTCAAAGCGTGGCTGACGATTTAAACGTACGTTACTCAGTATTGCAAAGATTAGTACACGATTATAAAAAAAATGATTGTTTAATTATAAAGTCAACATTATAATTACTATATTTGTAATTCATAATAACCGATGCAAGGGGTGGGCATCTTAATTTCACTCCATAAATAAATAAATGTTATGAGTACTTCAAACCGCAGACAGGCGTTTGCACAACCACAAACCAATCCAGCTACAAAATTTATCGACTGGAAATCAAACGACAAATGCTTTAATTATTACGACAAAGAAACCAAAGAAAATGTCGCTTTGCCATTACCGTTTAAATTTTTAGTCTTAGACGAATTACACACCGTAAAAGGTTGGAATGACGCAACTCAATCGGCTATTTATTCCAACGAGGTAAAATGGATTTCAAAAGACGTAATGACAGTAAAACCATTTAAAGGCAACGAGATTGCCAAAGGTCTTTACAAAGACATTAAAGAGAAGGTCAAATCCGCAGGAGCGCATTATGTAAAAAGTATTTATGTAATGCTCGAAGACGGCTCAATTGCAAATTTACAATTAAAAGGAGCATCGTGTCAATCTTACGGAGATTTCACAGCAAAGACACGATCACGTTTGACAGACGAATGGGTTGAGGTTGCCAACTTTGTAGAAGGTAAAAAAGGAGCGGTAAAATATACAACTCCAGAGTTTAAATTTAAAAAGTCAATATCCGATGCTGAGGCAGACTTAGCCGATGAGGCATTCAATACATTGGAGGCATATCTTAAAACTTATTTAAGTAAAGTTGAGCCAACCGAGATTGAAGTAATTGACGAAGAGGTTATCGAGGAAGACGAATTGGAGTTTTAATATTGTTTGGTTAGTTAGTTAAAAACCCTTTACTTAATTGTAAGGGGTTTTTTTATGTCAATAGCAATCATTTGAATGGGTTTTCATATACCCCCTACAAAAGAGAGTTGATTAATTAAATAGGGGGGGGTCAAAAAGATAAAAAAATGTTTGCTATGTTTTTTTTAAAAAAAATTAGTATAATTAAAATAATATATATATATTTGCATTTGTAGTCTGGTAGCTATTAAAAATATTATCAATGCCTTATGCCAACCGACTACCAGCGGATGGTGTAGGGCATTAACTTTTTATAAAATTATGGAATATCAATTTTCAGTTTTTAAAGATTTATTAAAATCAAAGGATACACCATACTTGGTGGATTTAAAAAAAATTTACAATAGAATAAAACAAGGTAAGTCTATTGAAATTATTAATCGAGTTCGTGCTGCTCAATCAAAAGACGAGGCGGATTTTATTAAACAGGAATTACCTTGCATTATATTTGCTGGTGAATTTGCACAAAGGAATGGTAATGGACTTATAAAAGCGTCTGGCTTAATGTGTTTGGATTTTGATAAATATGAGAATGATGAGGTTATGCTTCAACATAGAACTATGCTGGAGCGTAATCCTCACTTTGTTTTAATATTTACCTCTCCAAGTGGGCAAGGTTTAAAAGGAGTTATTAAAGTTTCTCAAAATATAACAAAAGAAACTTTTCCAAAGGTTTTTAAAGCTTTTAAAAAGGAGTTTGATTTTGATTATTGGGATGGCTCAAGTTGCAATATTGACCGAGTTTGTTATGAGTCTTTTGATCCATTAATTTATATTAATGAAAACGCAATTATTTACGATCCAGTTTTAATTGACACAGGTTATTCAAACCACGAAAAAGCCCCACTTATTCCAATAAATGATGAGGATAAAATAATTGAAAAAATAATGTCTTTTGATTGGAAAAAAGATTTTGTAGAAGGTGAGCGTAATGCTTTTATTTTTGATTTGGCTGGTATGTTTTGCGAATATGGAATTAGTCAATACACCGCAGAGGGATATATTTTAAATAATGTAGTAATAGGTGACTTCTCAGAAATTGAGGCTAAGACCACAATAAAATCGGCATACAAAAAACGTCAATTTGGTTGTAAATATTTCGAAGACTATCAAAAAATTGATAAGGTAAAATTGGATATTAAAAAAGGCAAAGACGTAGTTATTAAAAAACACGGTATTTCGGAGGATACTTTCAACGAATTAAAGGAAGTAATCGAACACGAAGATTTTTGGTATTCAAATATTGACAAAAAAGGAAATACAAAAATCTCAATTGACTCATTAAAATACAAATTGTTTTTAGAGCGAAACGGATTTAAAAAACATTATCCAAACGATAGCCAAAAACCTACTTGGGTATTTATAAAATCTAATAAAGTAAAAATAACAAGCGTTGAAATAATAAAGGATTTTGTACTGGATTATTTAATGGATAAAAAAGAGTTTGAAGTTTGGAATTATTGTGCAAAATATCAAAATTTATTTGCTGAGAATTTTCTTTTAATGCTCGAGAGCATTGAATTAAAAATGTTAACCGATAGCAGAGAGATATCATATATCGCATTTAATAATGGAGTTTTAGAAATTACAAAAAACGAAATTAAATTAGTAGATTATATTGACATTGATTTTTATATATGGGAGGAGCATATTTTAAAACGGGATTTTATAGAATTAGATGAGTTTGAAAACGATTATAAAAAATTTATTCTTAACATATCAAATAACGAGCCGTTAGCGATTGAATGTGCAATTGGGTATCTAATATCAACTTATAAGAATAGAAGCAATAATAAGGCTATTATATTAAACGATGAGGTTATAAGTGAAAATCCAGAGGGCGGAACTGGTAAGGGTGTATTTGTACAAGGTATAAACCAAATTAGAAAAACCTCAATAATTGATGGTAAATTATTTGATGGTAAAAAATCATTTCCTTATCAAACTGTCTCACTTGACACAAAGATATTAGTTTTTGACGATGTGGTTAAGAATTTCAACTTTGAGGAAAAATTCAGTTTAGTGACTGAGGGTTTAACTTTGGAGCGTAAAAATAAAGATGCGGTTAAGTTAAACGTACACGAAAGCCCAAAACTTATAATTTCAACAAATTACGCAATTCGAGGCGAGGGAAATAGTCACGACCGCAGAAGGTACGAATTAGAGATAGCACAATTTTATGGCAAAGATTTAACTCCAGAGGATGAGTTCGGAAGACAATTATTTGACGATTGGACACTTGACGATTTTAATAAATTTGATAATTATATTGTATATTGTTTACAATTATTTTTAAAAACTGGCTTAGTAAAACAAAACGCTAAGAATATTAAAATGCGTAAATTTATAGCTGAGACTGCAATGGAATTTTTTGATTGGATTAAGGACAGAGATAATGTACCGCATAATGATAGGCTCGATAAAAAGTTTTATTTTGATAAATTTATCGAGGAATACCCAGACTTTAAAAAATGGTTGACTCGTAAGAAATTTAATATTTGGGTGCAAAAATTTTGCTCATTTATGAAGTACGAATATAATGCAGATAATACAAATGGGTTGCAATGGTTTATGATTAAGACAGACGAGAACTTGGAAGACGATAACGAAGTAGCTTTTTAATTATGGAACTAAGACCATACCAAGAGAATATCTCAACCAAAGCCGTTGAAATTCTTAAGCAAAAAAAAATAGTATATTTAGCGATGGAAGTGAGAACAGGCAAGACTCTCACCGCTCTCAATACCGCAAAGCTATTCGGAGCAACAAATGTATTATTCCTTACAAAGAAAAAAGCAATATCTTCAATACAATGGGATTACGATAATTTTGGATTTGAGTTTAATTTGACAATTATAAACGATGAGTCTTTACATTTAGTCGATGGAAGTTTTGATTTGATTATACACGATGAGCATCACCGTTTCGGAGCGTTTCCAAAGCCAAACAAAGTGGCTCAGTTATTTAAAAAACTTTATTCAAAATTGCCTATGATTTTTTTGAGTGGAACGCCAACTCCAGAGAGCCATTCGCAATGGTTTCACCAGTTTTGGATTTCCGATTACTCACCATTTAAAGAATACACTAATTTTTATAAATGGGCGGTTGACTTTGTGAATGTAACTCAAAAGCGAATAAGTTATGGAATGATTAAAGATTATTCCGATGCTAACGAGGGGTTAATCAAACGCATATTGCAAAATTATATTATTACTTTTACTCAGGCTCAGGCAGGATTTACTACTTCGGTTAAGGAAATGGTTTTAGAATGTGAAATGCTACCAATAACAAACGAAATAATAAAACGATTAAAGCGTGACTTAGTAGTTAAAAACTCAGAAGGTCAGGTTATTCTCGGAGATACTGGTGTAAAATTGATGCAAAAGGTGCATCAAATTAGTTCTGGAACTTGTAAATTTGAGGATGGCACTTCAAAAGTAATTGATATGTCAAAGGCAAATTTTATCCTCGATAAATTTATGGGAGAAAAAATCGCTATTTTTTATAAGTTTAAAGCTGAGTATATTGCTTTGAAATTAGTTTACGGCTCATTACTAACCGATAGCGTTGAGGAATTTGACAATACTAATAAATGTATCGCTTTACAAATTGTAAGCGGTAGAGAGGGAATAAGTTTAAAAAACGCAAAGTACTTAGTTTATTACAATATTGATTTCAGTGCAACGAGTTACTGGCAAAGCCGAGATAGGCTCACCACTATGCAACGACAGGAGAATGAGGTCTTTTGGATATTCTCAAAAAATGGTATTGAAAAAGACATTTATAAAACAGTACTTAAGAAAAAAGATTATACATTAAAAATATTTAAAGAAAATAATTAGATTATTAAAATAAAATATATATATTTGTACAACCGCCAAAGTGAAAACATTAACAACCCTTCTCTTTTGTACTTGGCGGTATCATTTGAGAGGGGTTTATTTTTTATATTATGAAAATAAGTGAATTACCAGAAGACGTTAGAAAAAAAGCATTAAAATATCAAAAAAAAGCTAATAAAGATTTAGAAACAAATGATTTAAGGCTTGCTTTCCCTTGGGCTCCTACAAAAGAAAGTTATGAATATTGGAGATATTGGGATATTAAAAACCAAATGAAGCCTAAATTTGAATACGACTCAAATGGAGTAACTCAACCAAGTCAATACCAAATAGGTATCGATACATTTCAAAGGTCTGAGGCTAATTTATCAAAGGAGGAAATTATCGCTATTTGCAAATTCAACATTGATAAATACAACTGGAGAAAAAAAGACCAAGACAAAGAGGACTTTCAAAAAATTATTGATTATGCTAATTGGGCAATTAAAAATTTATAACGTTTTCGGGCTTTGTGATGTTGCCGAAAAAACACACCTAAAACTTTAAATTTAAGACAGATTATGAAAGCACAAAACAATTTTACAGTTGAAGACCAAGACGGCAATAGCACTAAAACCGCTGTTATAGCTCGTTTTTCTATTTCGTTAGTGTATCTTAAAAACATACCTAACGGTCAAGAAATAGCTTTAAGGGTGTTAATAACAAATGCTTACAGCGGACAAGAAGCATTAGGGAAAGGAATACTAAACTTTGACGAAGAAATGAAAGAGTTTAATTTATCTAATAAGGTTGTGGTTCGGTTAAATGAGCTATAACTACTTGCTAACCGCTATAAATACAAATCTTTTATGAAGTCATACACTAAAAACATTACGATTAACGTTTCAGAAGTTCAATATCAAACTTTAGAAAAAATAAGACTCAATAATATAAAAGTCGGCAATTTTATCCGTGAAGCAATAGCAGAAAAAATTAAACGTGAATACCAAGAATTAATATTAAAACCTAAAAAATCGGAGTGTCCGTTTTAAGTTATGGAATACCTAACAATTAAGAATCATAAAATCGCTTTACATTTTGAGCCTCAAGTTGGTAAAAATAACCGACCTTTTAAATTATTTGGAACTCGTAAAAATGAGGAGTTGCCAGAGAAATGGATTGCAGACGGTTATAAATGGCATTGGATTTATTCCTTTATTTATTTAGACAACGAGGAGATATTTGAGTTAGAATTTGATTACAATAATAAATTTAAAAAGAAATTATGAAACCAGAAGACAAAAACGTATTGATTGCATTCGCAGTATTAATTTTATTTATAATGATATTAATATTATGACAGAGCAGCAAATACAAACGAAAATCAAAACCAAACTTCAAGAGCGTGGATGGTTTGTGACTAAACTAATTAAAACCTCAACCAACGGCATTCCAGACTTACTGGCAATCAAATATGGCAAAGCGATGTTTATAGAAGTAAAACGAGAAAATGGCAAACTCGCACCATTACAACAAATGAGAATACAGGAGCTGAGTGAGTCGGGTGCAATTGTTCATATTTGGAGTGATTTCGAGGTTGATTTTAAACATTATTAATAACGGTTTGCAGATAGGCGATGTGGCGGATTTTGGAACGCTGAACTTCCTATTACAACTGAACTTGATTTGAAAACGAAAACTTAATATTAACCGAGAACCCCGCCATATTGCCTATGTGCTGTTATAGGTAGGGCTTCTCACAAATTTAAATAGAATGAAAATTAAAATGACAATAGAAGTTGATGTAGAAGATACATTCAATTTTACAGACGAAGAAGAAAAGATGTGGTTTGAAAATGAGGTATTGATAGGTGACGGAACTTTAAAGTTACACTCGAACGAAATTGGTGATACCGTTGGTGTTGTCAAGAAAGTTTCAAATGTGCAGTACGTTTCTTAGCCTTACCTATATCTAATTGCTAACCGCTATAAATGTATTACAATTATGAAACTATATCCAAAAATAAACAATTATGAGTCTAACAATTACAAACGAATGCAATATGCTTTTAATGTCACGTTATCCTGATAACTATTTTGATTTAGCTATTGTTGACCCACCTTATGGGATTAATATTCAAAAGATGAATTACACTCAAAACAAAAAAGGCGGGATAGCTAAAAGAAATAATTATAGTTCTATTGGAAATTGGGATAGCGAAACACCGACAAAAGAGTATTTTAATGAGTTATTTAGAGTTTCAAAAAATCAAATTATATGGGGTGGAAATTATTTTGAATTACCATTAACAAAAAGTTGGATTATATGGGATAAAAAAACAGAAGAAAAATACTCGAATGATTTTGCTGATTGCGAAATGGCTTGGAATAGTTTTGACAAACCTGCAAAGATTGTGCGTTATTTATGGAGTGGAATGTTACAACCTGATATGAAAGACAAACAAATAAGAATACATCCAACCGAAAAACCGTATCAACTTTATAAATGGTTACTTGATAAATACGCTAAACAAGGCGATAAAATATTAGATACGCATCTCGGCTCAGGGAGTATTGCAATAGCTTGTCACGATTACGGATTTGACCTTACCGCTTGTGAATTAGATAAGGAGTATTTTGATAAGGCAATGCAACGAATTACAAATCACACAAACCAAACAAAATTATTTTAAATTTGTTACAAAACAACTTTTTTTAGTTATATTTGTAGGATATGATTAAACCATACACCATATCGACACAACTTTGGGTTGAACAGGAAGACGATGATCTCGGACTTGGTGGCTCTTTTGTGGAGTTTATGGTAGTCGTTGATAAAATTGACGGTTACTGGATTGAAAGCCAAGACGAAATTGTTTTGATAATTAGCGGAACGGCTTACTATATTGAAAGCAACGAGAATTTATTGATTTTTTTAAAGCAATATTTTAATCCTTTGAGGCTATGATATTAATAGAGTTGGCAAAAAAGGACGCTCAATGGCGAAAAATGGCTTTACAAATATGTAAAGACAAGGATTTGGCTGACGAATTGGTACAAGAGATGTATATTAAAGTTTCAACTAAAACAAAACCATTGTCAGATGGTTATATATTTGTAACTTTACGCTCATTATTTTACGATCATTTAAAAAACAAAGATATTTTAGTTGACGATTTTAGTCAATTTCAATTAATAGTTGAGGAGTACTCAGAAGAGTTAGATATTGATTATATAAAATTAACTAAAAACCTAACTTGGTACGAACGCACAATGTTCGAATTATCAACTTTGGTAGGTCAAAGAGAATTGGAACGACAAACAGGCATACCATTACAAACTATCCATCGAATTAATAAGATGGTTAAATTAAAATTAAATGGCAAAAAAAAGAACTAAAAAAGAAATTCAAGGCTTGGGCGATATAATCGCAACGGTTACCTCCGCAGTTGGAATTGAGCCTTGCTTAGATTGCAAAGAACGTCAATTTACACTCAATCGTTTATTTAACTTTAAAAAGGTTAAAAGCGAAATGACCGCAGAGGATAAGATTTTATTCGCTATCTTTATGGAGTCAAAAGGGCAACGAGTAATTGATGGCAAACGAACGGAACTAACATTCGAAAATATTGAGTTTTTAAATGTATTGTATTTATATTACTTTGGACTCGATAACTCAAATTGTCCAACGTGTTCGAAAGTACACGAGCAAGTGATTAAGGACTTATTTAAATTGTATTCGTTTGTATAGCCTATCTGAATACCTATTTAAACGCTATTTTAAGCAAAAAAATAAAAAAGATAAGAAATACTACTTTGAATTATATTTAAAGGCTTATTTCAAAGAAAAACATATAAAATAATTTTGAATAATCAATTTTTTTCAAATGGAGGAAATTAAAAAAGCAGGTGGAGCAAGAATTGGAGCTGGTAGAAAACCAAAGATTGATGAGATTAATCTTATTGAGTCTATGGATGCGATTGCAGTTCCCGAGAAACTTTGGAAAGCCTTACTTAAAAAAGCTGAAGACGGAGACACAAACGCAATTAAAACGTGGTTACAATATCGTTATGGTATGCCAAAACAAGTTATTGACCAGAATATCAATATAGAAAAACCGATTTTTAACTCACTCGATTTGGATGTTTCAACAAACGACGGCACAGAGTAAAATTGCACGACTTCGAAAACGTGTTCGAATTGTACAAGGTGGCACATCCAGCTCGAAGACGTTTTCTATTTTACCGCTTTTAATAACTTACGCTATACAAAATCCATTTTCAGAGATTAGTATAGTTAGTGAGAGCATTCCGCATTTAAAAAGGGGAGCTTTAAAAGACTTTCAAAAGATAATGATAATGACCGATAATTATAAAGATGCTAATTTCAATCGGTCGTCTTTAAAATACACATTCTCAAATAATAGTTATATCGAATTTTTTAGTGTTGACCAACCCGACAAACTCAGAGGAGCAAGAAGGGATATTCTATTTGTAAACGAGTGTAATAATATTGACTTTGAAAGCTACCAACAATTGGCAGTCCGGACAAAAAAGTTTATCTATTTGGACTACAACCCTACAAATGAATTTTGGGTGCAAACGGAATTATTAAACGATATCGACTCAGACTTCGTGGTGTTAACTTATAAAGATAACGAGGCACTCGATCCAGCAATCGTTAGGGAAATTGAGAAGGCAAAAGTCAAAGCACTAACCTCAAGCTATTGGGCGAACTGGTGGAATGTTTACGGGTTAGGTTTACTCGGATCACTTGAGGGAGTTATATTTCAAAACTGGGAGCAAATAGACACAATACCTCCGGAGGCAAAGTTTTTAGGTTGTGGCTTAGATTTTGGTTATTCAAACGATCCAACCGCTTTGATTGGAGTGTACGAGTACAATGGCAAAATAATAGCCGATGAGTTAATTTATTCAACTTCGCTTTTGAACTCCGATATAATTACCTTAATGAAACAGGATCGGAAAATGCCAATATGGGCTGACTCGGCAGAGCCAAAAAGTATTGAGGAAATTCGCAGGGCTGGTTACAATATCAAACCAGTTGTAAAAGGTGCGGACTCAATTAATTTTGGCATATCAGTACTTCAACAAAAGGATTTGTTAGTTACCAAATCGAGTACAAATTTAATTAAGGAACTTAGACACTACTCTTGGGATGTGGATAAAACAGGCAAAAAGCTAAACAAGCCTATTGACGATTTTAACCACGCTATCGATAGCCTCAGATACTTTGCAATGATGCAACTATCAATTAAGCCATCACGAAAAATGATTATCACTTAACAAAATCAACTTTTTACGTTATATATATATGAGAGTTATAATTCCAACAGATTTAAGCGAGATTAAACTATCTCAATACCTACGTTATAAAAAGGTAGTCGCTGATAATTCAGACGATGACACGTTTGTGTGTATTCAAATGGTAGCAATATTTTGTAACTTAACCGTTGCGGAAGTTATGCAAATACCAGTAAATGACTTTACTGATATCGTTGAAAATATCGCCAAAGTATTGGATCAAAAACCTAAACTCGTTCGCACTTTCAAAATGGATGGTGTGCATTATGGTTTTATTCCAAATATTGACAAAATAAGTTTGGGCGAACACGCTACAATTGACACATTACTCGGAACGGATGAGAATTTGCCATTATTAATGTCGGTAATGTATAGACGAATAACCAAAAAGGCTTTGCCATTTTACGAAATTGAGCTTTACGATGGTGACGAAAGCCGAGCGGTTTTATTTAAAGAAACCCCAATGGATGTAGTTATTAGTTCAATGCTTTTTTTTTGGACTTTAAGCAAAGAATTATTAGCGAATATCCTATTGCATTTGGAGAGCAAAGCGATGAGGGAGGGAGTGCATTTGGAGGAAGTTTTAGCGAACGATGGGGGTGGTATCAATCATTTATTAGAATTGCGCGAGAACTTAATATACACATTCGAGAAGTTGGAAGAGAGCCTCTTCACGAGTCACTTACGCTATTATCGTATCTAATTGACGAAAGCCGAGAAGAGGCAAACAATATTAAAAAGACATTAAAAAAATGAGAGCATTTTACCAAGCTATTGACTACATTAAAAGCACCCTTGAGGGAGCTCCTTTACTAAATACGATTACTCACGGAACGGATATAATCGACAACGTAAAGAAAAACATATTTCCGATGGCTCATATCAACGTGCTGAGTTCGGTAATTAATTCTGGAGTAGTAATATTTACTTTTGAGATTGCAATTGTAGATATTCGTAATTTTTCAAAGATAAAAGTAAAAGATAAATTCTTGGGCAACGATAATGAATTGGACAACCTCAACACTTGCCACGCCATAATGAATTATATGATTACCAAAATGCGTTTGCAAAGAAACGATTTTGATATTGAATTATTAAACGAGCCAAGTTTGCAACCAGTATTTATGGCGTTTACAAACGCGTTAGACGGTTGGATTTGTCAAGTTGAGTTGAGTGTACCGAATAATGATATTAGCGTTTGTTGTGATGGAAATTAACCAAGTACAAAAGACTTTAAACGAGTTCGGTGCAATGGTTATTGAAAACGCCAGACTGAATTTAAAAACAGGTGGCAAGTATGGGACACACAATACGAGCGGTAATTTATCGAGGTCTTTAAGTTTCAAAACTAAAATCAATCCTAACTCGTTGGAGTTTGACTTCTTTGCGGAGGACTATTGGAAATTATTAGATTACGGGACAAAGGGAAGTCAATCGAGTAAAAAAGCACCTAACTCACCTTATAGAGCCAACGCGTCAATAGGGGCGATTGATAAATGGGTAGTTCGTAAAGGGTTGCAAGGCGTTAGGGGGGCAAATGGAAAGTTTACAAAGCGATCAACTATGGTGGCAAGTATTACCAAATCGATAAATAAAACAGGAACTCCAGAAACGAAATTTTTTAGAAGTGCATTTGATGAGGAATATAAAAATTTTGACAATATAATTGCTGAAAAATACGGCTTAGATTTGGAGGCGTTTTTAAAATTTAGCTTAAAAGATATAAAATAATGAATACAATTTTTGTAAGAAGTCCGTTTTTTATAACCGTTGACGAGATAGACCAAATAGGAAGTAAAGTCGAGTTATACATTTGGAATAATCCAGACACTATTCCACTACTTCCAACCTATACACTATCAAAAAAAATAGCAAGTCCGACACAAACAGCAAACAATTATAATATTTCGGGTTATTGTCGAGAATATATCTCGCATTTATTCCCTGAGTACGATGGCGAAACTCCTAAAAGAGAGGATTACCAAACTTATTGCAATGTAACTGTTAAAACTTATTTCGAAGAGTCAAGAGGTAAATATGAGCCAGTTGGTATTACTGAATACATTGCGGTTGAGGGATACACAAATTATTTAAACGGTTATAATCAAACAACCGATGCCGATGTTGTAATTATGTTTAATCCTGATATTACCTTGAATTTACAAACCGGTCAACAATCGTATGTAAATGCTTTACTAAATATCGGAGACTATACTTGGATACCGAATAATTTTTTAGGAACTGAATATACTATAAATATAACAGATTTTCCAAAAGTATTTAAACTTCCTTTATTTTATAATCCTGATGCACCTTTTAATCAATTGTTATGGGGTGAAAATTTTACCGATGTATTATTAAACGAAATATGTGAGGCAAAATACACGCCAGTTTTATGCTCATTTGTTAATCGTTTTGGAGGTTGGTCGTTTATAAACTTTTTTAAAGCGCAAGCCAATTCAATTGATGTCAAGGGAGTTGATTATAACGTATTTTCGGAAGTATTAAATTATGATTTTCACGAAGGGCAAAGCAAATCGTTTAATGTAAACGGAACTCAAAAAGTAAAACTTAATACAGGATGGGTAGCTGAGAATTACTCGGAATTAATACAGGATTTATTATTAAGCGAAACCGTTTTATTAGATAATAAACCAGTAAAAGTAATGACAAAATCAACTAATTTGAAAACTTCATTACGCGATAAAAATATCAATTACGAAATGGATTTCGAATATGCTTATAATCTTATTAACAACGCTATTTAAATGGACAACCAAGTTGCACTATATATTTATAAAGCTATTCCAGAGAATATAACCGCAAATGTAGTTAATACTATTGAAAGCTCAATAGTTGCCGACGGAGGTACATTTGAAGCGGAGAGTTGCTTAGTCGATACATTAAATTCTTTGGGTGGTTATTTTGGTACTTCTCAAAAATCCTACCGCGTTGAATTATTCAACGATGAGAAAATAAGCGTGACAAGTTCGTTGCAAAATTTAAACGATATTGGTAAGGTATTTACTGATTTTAGCCAATCGTTTACTATTCCAGCAAATGATTATAACAATAGTTTATTTTCACATTGGTACGAAAGCGATGTCGATAATGGTTATGATCACAGGGTACGTTATAACGCTTACATTGAGATAAACACAATTACATTTCGAGAAGGGAATATTCAATTAGAAAAAGCCAATAGAAAAAATGGTTATATTGAAAGCTACTCAGTTACTTTTTATGGTAATTTAACGCAATTAAAAGACCTATTTAAAGAGGACAAACTTAATCAATTAGATTATAGCATTTTTAACCACCCTTGGACATCGACTGAAATAATAAATAGAATTATAACAAGTACTCCAGACTCTATTATGTATCCTTTATTGGGTAATACAAGAAAATTTCAATACGAGACAGGAAGCGTCAACGAGGATATTACTTTGACTGGAGGTGCAATTGAGTGGAATAATTTATTTCCTGCAATTAGGTTAAGCGATATTTTCAATCGTATTCAGTTAAAATATAAAATTACTTTTACTGGCTCGTTTTTAAATTCCACGCAATGGAAAAAATTGAGAGTGCTTTTAAAAAACGATAAAGAAGTAAACTACTATACACCACCAACAAAAATAAATTTTAATACGGCTATAATTACTATTCCATCGCCAACGACTTTGACTTTTGATGACTTTGATTTGACAAGTGACACGTTAAATTTTGATTGGGATTTTACAAATTTAGGTGCGGTAATTACAAATCAATATCACGCAAGACGAATAATTTGTCCGATTTTAATTTATCCAACGGTAAACAATATTCCTTATAAATTATTAGTTTATGACGATGGCGTTTTATGGCAAACATTTGAGAATTTAATAGGAGACGAGGAAATTTACTTTTATGACAATTCATTTTTTAATGATCCAATAAACCATAAATTTACATTTTATATTCAGTCACAAAGTCAAATGACTTTTACTTCTTATTTTGATTATGATAAAAGATGGACTGCCTCTGGAAATAATTACATAGTGAGAGGGGTGGCTTCTCAACAATTAGTTGCTCAAGTCACGACAGCGGATAGCAATATCCAATCGTTTGTGCCTGATATTACAGTATCGGATTTTTTTACTGGAGTTTTTAAAATGTTCAATTTAATGATTATTCCAAATAGTGCAACTGAATTTGAGTTAATACCTTTGGAATTATTTTACCAACAAGGTCAAATAGTTGACTTGACAAAATATGTCAAATCCGATAACTTTGATATTGAGCGACCAAAACTTTTTAAAACTATTAAATTTGAATATGAAAAATCGAGCAATATTTTAAACGATGCGTTTTATGGTTTGTTTAATTTACAATATGGCGACTTAATTTATACAAATCAAAAATCTAACGAAAGCGCAAATTACGAAATTAAAGTACCGTTTGAAGATGTATTATTTGAAAAGCAAATCGGAGAGGAAGCACCGTTTTTAACGGCTACTTTTATCGATAAGGATTTAAACCCATATACACCTAAACCAGTATTTATTTACGAAAACGGTTTATTAGAAACTCCATTAACAGGGACACATAGAATTAGAATGACAACCGAAGCCTCTCAAACTATTATCGATAATTATAATAGATTTTCAAATGAAATTGCAATGGTTGGAAGTGATTTAAGTTATTTGATGAGTACGAACTGGGGTGCATATCAATCACCATATTATAATATAGTAGCATCGGGAAGTTTATATCAAAGACATTACAGAAATTATATAGATAATCTTTACAACATTAAAACGAGGCTTTACAAAATAAAAGCAATTTTGCCTGAGTTAATACTTAATTCTTTGACTTTAAAAGATAGGATTATAATTCGAGATAAACGTTTTATTATAAACTCGTTTACTACTGATTTAACAACTGGAGAAACCGATTTCGATTTAATTACTGATTACAGAGAAGTTGACAATCAAAATACAATTGGATATAGATATAGTACGAGTGATGTGGTGATATTAGACAATACCGCTCAAAGTTATGAAATTACTATTTACAGAAACGAATTTGATAGTTTTAATGTTGGAGGAGTAAAAACATTTGCATCGTTTAGCGACGAATTAGACAATACTTCGGATTTAACTTTTACTATTACAATTGCACCAAATGCCACAGGATTGGAAAGGTTGCAATTAATCGATGTTGATTATTATAAAGACGGAGTTTCACAAAGGATAAATTTATCAATAACCCAATTACCATAAAATTATGTTGAGCAATATTTTAGAGATGCTAAAATTAGCAGAGGATTACCAAGACAATGAGATTATCTCAATTGCAAAAGGTCGTTATCAGTACACAAATAATATTATTGAATTATTTAAAAAAGCAATGAAATGGCAATAGAGAAAATTATTGATATAAAAATACAAGGCAACGTTGACCAAGCGGTTGGCTCTTTACGCTCACAATTAAGGGAGGCACAGGCAGAAGTTGCAAAATTATCGGAGAAATTCGGAGTGACTTCGGTTGAAGCCACAAACGCAGCGAAAAAAGCGGGTGAATTAAAAGACCGTATAGGTGATGCCAAAGCCTTAACAGATGCCTTCAATCCAGATGCTAAATTCAAAGCCTTAAGCTCATCTTTGAGCGGAGTGGCTGGAGGATTTGCAGCGGTGCAAGGTGGTATGGCTTTATTTGGCACACAATCCGAAGAGGTTGAAAAAACTTTGTTGAAAGTTCAATCCGCAATGGCTTTGTCAATGGGCTTACAAGCTATTGGAGAAAGTATCGATTCGTTTAATCAATTAAACGCAGTAATACAATCAACAACAGCTTATCAAAAAATAAATTCAATTGCAACAATTGCAGCAGCAGCAGTTCAAAAATTATTCACTGGAGCAGTAAACGCCACAGCGGTTTCGTTTAAGGCTTTAAAAGCTGCTATTGTATCAACTGGGATTGGTGCTTTGGTTGTGGGGATTGGTTATTTAATTTCAAAATTAAATGAGAGTTCCGATGCAACTGAGGAGCTAACAAAAGAGCAAGAAAAATTAAATATTCAACTTGAATACACGAAAAAATTAACCGATGACAACGCAAAAGCTATTGATTATAATACGCAAATCGCTTTGGCAAACGCAAAAAAACGAGGTGCATCTGAGAAGGAATTGTTAAAAATTCAATTAGATGCTTACGAGGCAAAGGGAAAGGCAAATAATAAAGAAATTGAGGACATTCAAAAAACTCAAAACAATCAATACAATTTAACAAAAGAGCAAAATAAAAGAATACAGGATTTACGAGAACAAAACCAAGAATTACAAAGACAAGGTAATGTAGCGATTGCAAATTTAGACGCAAATTTTGCAGAAAAACAAAGAGGTAATAGTGAAAAATTAAGCGAACAACAAAAAGCACAAAGAAAAAAAGACCTTGACGATTTAAAAATTGCTTTACAGGCTCAAAGAGATGCAAGACAGGCAAGTATTGACGAAATTACTCAAGCCATTGGCGATGCTCAAGATAAACAAAATGAATTTTTAGGAACTGCTCAAGAGGCAGAAGAGCAAAAAGTCAAAGACAAATATTTTAGATTATTAGAACTCGCAAAACAACAAGGCAGAACTCAAGAGGAGTTATATGTTTTAGAATTTGCAAGAGAAAATGAATTAAACGATATAAGATTAATTGCTCAAAATAAAAGATACGAAGACGAAAAAAACGCAGCGGATAAATTATTGGCTTTGGAGGAGTCAGTTAAAAACGCAAAAAGACAAGCTTTAGATACTGGTTTGGATATATTAATGCAATTCGCTGGAAAAAATAAAGCAATGGCGTTAAGTATTTTGGCAGTTCAAAAAGGTTTGGCGATTGCTGACATCGTTGTTGGATCGGCGAAATCAATTGCGGCTGCGACTTCTGCATTAGCAGCAGTACCAGCGGTTATTGGAGTAGTTCCCAATCCTATGTATGCGGTACAAGCTGCGGCGACTGCAAAAGGTATTGCCTTAACAAAAATAACGGCAGCGACTTCGATTGCCTCAATTTTAGCCTCGACAATATCCTCTGCAAAACAAATCTCTGGAGGTGGTGGCGCAGGCTCAACTGCTCCAAGTGGCGGTGCAGTTTCTGGCGGTGGCGCATCAGCTCCTCAATTTAATGTAGTTGGGAATACTGGTGCAAATCAAATTGCTCAATCTATGGCATCACAAAACGCCCAACCAATTCAAGCCTATGTCGTATCGGGTGCGGTTACAAATGCGCAGAGTTTGGATAGGAATATAATATCTAACGCTTCAATGGGTTAGAATTTTAAAAAAAGTTTATAACAAAACAATTTAATATCGTTATATAATTATGGAAACGTACAATGTTATTTTTAACGAAGAGGAAAACGAGGGAGTATATGCAATCTCGTTAGTTTCAGATCCAGCAATCGGAGTGCAATTTTTGGCGTTGGCAAAACAAACCGAGTTAAAATTGGCAACCGTAAACGAAGAGCAAAGAATTTTAGTTGGTCCAATATTAATACCAGAGCAGTTAATTTATAGAAATCAAGACGGACACGAATTTAATATAAAATTCACATCCGAAACTATTAAGCAAGTTCACAGAAATTTTGTGACTCAAGGTTATCAAAATAACTCAACAATTGAGCATTCGGGAAAAAAAATCGAGGATGTTACATTTATTGAAACTTGGATTAAAGAGGATAATGTACACGACAAATCGGTGCTTTATGGTTTTAGTGAGCAAGTTGGAACTTTGTTTGGTTTAATGAAAGTTAATAACGACGAGATTTGGAACGATTACGTTAAAACAGGAAAAGTCAAAGGCTTCTCAATTGATGGGGTTTTTGATATGGAGAAAGTAAATTTAAAAAGTGATTATAATATGAATTTAGAAACAATTGTTAACGCAATTAAAGAGGGTTTTGCATCTGTAAAACTATCTCAAGAAGTTGCAACCGTTGAAGAGGTACAAGTGACCTTGGAAACGATGAGATTAAAAGATGGTGTTACTGTTTTAGAGGCTGAAAGTTTTGAGGCTGGGCAACCAGTTTTTATTGTAGCTGAAAATGGCGACAGAGTTCCTGCTCCAATCGGAGACCACGAACTTGAAGACGGAAGACTTTTAGTAATTACCGAAGAGGGTGTAATTGCTGAAATTAAAGAGGCAATGGCTGAGGAAGTTGCTCCAGAGGTTGAGGTTAACGTTGAGGCGGAAATGTCAAAAGAAGACCAATTCTCGGCTTTAGTAAAATCAATCGTTACTTCAATGTCAATCGAAGTTGCAAAACAAATCGAAAGCGTTAAAACTGAATTATCGGCTCAAATCGCAGAAGTAAAAACAACTCAAGTTGAGGTGAAAGCATCAACAAAAGCAAAACCAGAAGTAAAAGAAACTTCAAACAAAAACGTGAAATTAACACGCAATCAAAAAATATTGAATAACCTTAAAAATTTAAATTAAAAAAATGGCTACAACTACAACTGTAAGTTCAAATTATGCTGGAAGAGATGCTGGTGTAATTATCGGTCAAGCGTTCAAAACGATTGACACTATTGAAAAAAATGCGGTAACTATCGCAGAAAATGTTAACCACAAATTATCGTTAAGAAAAATTGCTTACACAGACGGTACAACTGCATACACTTGTGGATTTGCTCCTGCTGGTTCAATCGTTTTAAACGAAAATGTAATCGAGCCTTTCAAATTCAAAAATGATTTTGACGTTTGTAAAGAGGATTTCAGAGCAACTTGGTCTGACGGAATTATGGGTGCTGGTGCTGCAAACGCAACTGCTCCATCTGACATAATGGATGCTATCCAAGCGGAAGTTTTGGGAGCTATCGGTGAGAAATTAGAGTCAGATATGTGGCAGTCTTCTGTTAACTTTGACGGTTTCATTACTTTATTTGATGCTGACGTTGATGTAAACAAACCAACTGCTGATGCTGCGGTTACTGAGGCTAACGTATTAAGCGAATATTTAAAACCAGCTCTTGCTGACGTTCCGGTTGCTTTGAAAAACAAAGAGTTAATAATGGCAGTTTCTCCAGACGTTGCTGAGGCTTACGCTTTTTACCTTTCAACTCAAGGGATTGTTTACGGAAATGGAAATACTGATTTTGCATTAACTTTCGGAAGACATACTTTAGTAACTTTAAACGGTTTACCAAATAATACAGTAGTTATCTACGAAAGAAAAAACCTTGTATTTGCGACTGGCTTAACTGCTGATCACAATCAAGTTGCAATGGTTGACGAAGACGAAATCGGATTGCTTACTGGTAAAGTAAGAGGTAAAGTTGTTTACAACGTAGGAGTAGGATATTACAATCCATCTGAAATTGTTTACTTAACTTTGGCAGTATAATAATAACCAAATAACCGCTCATTAAATTGGGCGGTTTTTATAAAAAATAAAAAAATATGGCGTGTTTAATAAGCAAGGGTAAATTGCTTGGATGTAAAGACCAAAGAGGTGGTATTAAAAATTTGTATTTAGCAAATTTTGATGACTATGCTTTTGTGGTTGCTGCTCACCAAGTTACCTCGTTGGGAACTTTGGATGAGGTTTTCAAATATGAAGTAAAAGCGACTACAAACGCTTTGACTGAAACTGGTACAAGTTCAGACGATAATGGAACGTTTTTAAACGCTCAATCGTTGGCGGTGACTTTACCAAAATTAGGGGCTGATTTACAGGCTCAAGTTCAATTGATTTGTGCTGGTCGCCCTTACGTTTTCGTTGAGGATTATAACGGTAATATCGTATTACTTGGAGCGACAAATGGTACAATGTCAAATTGCACAAAAGTAAGCGGAGGAGCTGGAAATGATTTAAGTGGTTATACAGTTACAATCGCGGCAGAGGAAAGTAATTTATCTCCATTTTTGGATGCTACAACTAAAACTGCTCTTTACGCTTTGGTTAGCGATGTAGTAGTTTCTTAAAAATTTTTCTGTTTTTTCTATTAAAAGACTACTTCGGTAGTCTTTTTTTGTTACAAAAACACTTTTTTTCGTTATATATATATGTGGATATTTAATTTAACAGCACCTTATCAATTTAAGTGCATACCGAGAGAATATAATAGTGGGTTAATTACGTTTTATTTACGTGACGAACTCAAAGACCTAACCCATACAATTGATGTAAGTACGGTTTATTATCAAAATAGCATATTAACATTGATTTTTGATGAGCCTATTTTTAAAGAAGGGCAATCGTTTGAGGTTACAATCAACGAAAACGATAATTTAATTTATAGAGGTAAGGCTTACGCAACCGCTCAAACCGATTTGGAAAATTTTGAACTCAACAAAGGAGTTTTAAAAGTATAATTTTATGGAAAAATTAAAAGTAATAAATTTATCTAACTATATAAGACCCGAAATTAAAGAAGTTTCGGGCAAAAAGTGGGTATTAAATGGGGATAAAAACTCGTTTTATCAAACTATTATCGATGCCTATAATGGCTCACCAACAAACTCGGCGATAATCGATAGTTATTCACAGTTTATTTATGGTAAGGGTTTGACTTCAAAAGACAAAAGTACAAAGCCATCACAATGGGCAGCGATTATTTCAATGATTTCCAAAAAAGATTTGCGTAAAATATGCAAAGATTTTGAAATGTTTGGCGAGGCATCAATTGAGGTAAAATATATAAATGATAAAATACAAAGATGTTTTCATATTGCAAAACAAAGAATTGCTCCAGAGGTTGCAAATGAGGATGGCGATATTACAGGGTATTATTATAGTTATGATTTTTCAAACGTAAATAAATACAAGCCAGAGCGTTTTGATGCGTTTGGTTTTGGTGAAGGCTTAGGCGAACGGTCAGAGATTTACGTTATTAAAGATTACCAAGTTGGTCAATTTTATTATTCCAATCCTTCTTACGTTGCTGGGATAAGTTGGGCAAAAATGGAGGAGGAAATTTCAAACTACTCAATCAACCACATTCAAAAAGGTTTGTCTTTTGGTCACATTATTAATATGAATACCGGAGTGCAAGAGAGCGAGGAAACGATAATGGAAAATACTCGACAAATTCGTGAGCATTTAACAGGAAGTTCCAACGCTGGTGCATTCTTTTTAAATTGGAATGACAATAAAGAAACCGAGATTACTATTTCGGCTTTAGAGGTTAGTGATGCTCATCAACAATATCAATTTTTAAGCTCAGAAGCAAGACAACAACTTTGCACCTCGCACAAATTAACATCACCGATGTTGGTAGGGGTAAAAGAGGCAAACGGTTTTAGTTCAAACGCAGACGAAATTAAAGTCGGTTTTGCTGAATTAATGATTAACGTAATCAAACCAAAACAGGAAATCATTTTAGATGGTTTAATGGAGGTATTTTCTGTTAATGGTATTTCAATGGATTTGCAATTTGAAAGTTTGAGAGCGGAAGATGTTGTAACAAATACAATTGGAACTACTGACTCAAGCGAGATTGCATCCGATGCCGATGTATCTTATAATGGAGCGCAAATTGCTTCGGCAATTGATATTTTTGCAAAAGTAAAAGAGGGTATTTTGACAACCGAACAGGCAATTGTTTTCTTAGTACAATTTTTAAATATTCCAGCATCGGTTGCTCAGGCTTTATTCAGTCAACAACAAGCACCCATAACACAATTATCAAAACACATTTGCTGCTCAAAAAAAGACGATGGACTTTCAGAGGTTGCGGATGCACTTATTGAAATGGGCGAAATAATAAATGAGGAGGAGTGGATTGAAGTTGATGCAATACCAGTTAACGGAGAGAGCGAAATTTCTGAAATAACTTTGAGTTTAGCTAAAACATTTGCAAGTTTTCCAAATGTAACAAGCGAACAAGACACGCAATTATTTAAAATCCGATATACTTACGAAGGTAGATCAGGAGCTGAGCGTGACTTTTGTCAAAAGATGGTTAGTGCTGGGCGTACTTATCGCAAAGAGGACATTACTTTGGCGGGTAGTAAACAAGTAAATGCAGGGTTTGGAGCAAATGGAGCAGACGATTATTCTATTTGGTTATACAAAGGTGGGGTTAATTGTAATCATTTTTGGATGAGAAAAATTTATTTACGCAGAAATAACAAACAAATAAGCGTAAACGAGGCTAGAAAAATGATTTTAAACCTAGATCCAGCAGACAGACCAAAGGCACAATGGCAACAAAACGAGCCAGAGGTTGCACAAACCGCATCGGAAAGCAATAATTACTGGTCATTAACACCAAATTATAGACAATAAATGGCAACTATTATACTACTAAAAGAAAACGAGTTAACTAAAAACACTCCTTTGGGGGGAAATATAGATATTGATTTATACATCCCCTGCATTGCCGACGCTCAACGTACAAAATTAGAGGAGATTTTAGGCGAAACTTTGTACCAAAAGATTTGCGACGATTTCGACAACGACGATTTGGTTGACGATTACTTAATTTTATATGAGGATTATATAAAACCTTTTTTAATTTATCAAAGCGCGGTGGAATATTTGTTAATCGGTGCATACAAAATCAATAATAATGGTATATTTAAAACTCAACCTGAGAACTCGGTTGCAATTGATAAAACCGAAGTTGATTACTTGGTTAATAATATGCGATTAAAAGCGGAAATGTACCAAGACAGAATGAGCCGTTGGTTAACTAAATTTCATTTGCCAGAATATGTAAGCGACTCAAATAATATAGTAAACCCTTTACGCTCAAAAATGGTATGTGGTAAATGGTGGCTCGATAAACCATATTAAAAATGAGAAAAACAGACAAACGTACCGAGGAAAATATTAAAAAATTAAAACTATTCTTACAAAAGCAAATAAATAACGATAAAAATAAAAAAGATGAGTCAAGACATTAGAACAGACCACGAATACCAAGTTGCTCAATTCGGAGATTTTGGTTTTAGAATTTTAACAGGTGCATCGGTAGTTGGGGAAAAATTCTCAACCATTATGGCATTAGAGGATAGTACAATAACAATCACATCAACCAGAGAGGGAGACGCATCGGCATCGATTGCTTTATTAGCTGGTATGTCAGTTTATGGGGACTTGGCGGTAACTTCCTTAACTGGTAAAGTTATAGCTTATTTAAGAAATCAATAATGTTAGCGTTAGGATTAGGCTTAAGTAAAGCAAATTCATTGCTTACAAGCCTCGCAAGTATATTAATAAAAGCATTTAAAAGTAGAGTCGCAACCGATAGCGGAGTATTTGAGGCTGAAAATTGTCTAAAAACAACGCTAAATAATTTAAATAAGATATGAGTTTATTAGATAAAGTTTCTCTTTGTGTAACGCCAAACGCATACAAAGAAAGCAAATTATATTCAGTAGTTCCAAACACAACGTTAGGTGATATGGATGTAGTTCGTGCTACAACAGCAACGAGAGTAAATTCAAGTGGATTAATTTCAAGTGTTGGAGTTAATATACCTCGTATTGATTACACAAACGGAAGTTGTCCGAGTATATTGGTAGAGCCACAGAGAACGAATTTGTTAATATTTTCAAACGATTTTATTGCAAATTGGTTAAATGATGGCACAACAACAAGAACTGCAAACGCTGGAATTAGTCCAGACGGAACACAAAATGCAACTAAAATAGTAGGAACAGGAGGGTATGGATATAGATTTACACCTATATTAAGCGTTGGAACTTATAATTATTCAATTTATGTCAGAAGTTCAGCACCTTCAAACATAAATATTGCAATCAATGATATTGGAGGAAGCGGAAGGACAACAATAAGTATAGCTGTTACAACAAATTGGCAAAGATTTAATATCACAAAAAATGTAACTCTTGGAACTTCTGTTATTATTGCATACGAAGAGTTGGATTTAGGAATTGATTATTATGTTTATAATTGTCAATTAGAAGCAGGCTCATACGCCACTTCACTGATACCAACAGTTGCATCAACAGTAACCCGTAACGCTGATGTTATTTCTAAAACAGGAATAAGTAGTTTAATAGGGCAAACAGAGGGGACTATATTTGTTGATGTTAATTATGAAGCAGAAGGTATTTTTAAATATTATTTAACTTTAGGAAATTCAAGTTCATCTTACATAGCTATTTTAGCAAGAGCAAATAATAAAATTGGAATGGAAGTTGTAAATTCAGGAGTACAAGTAAATGCAGAAAGTGCATCAGTATACACTACAAAGAGGTTGAAAATAGCAATGACATATAAATTAAATGATTTTAAATTATATGTAAATGGAGTTTTACAAGCTACTGATACAAGTGGAACTATTCCATCAAGAGGCGAGGTTCTTTTAGGCAATAGTGCAACATCGGCATTTCAAGCTATGGACGGAATTAATTCAGCTTTAATATTCAAAACTGCATTAACAGATACACAATGTATTAATTTAACAACTATCTAATGGAAATATATAAATTACAATACAAAGACAAAGAAACTGCAATAGCTGATTTATTAGCTAAAGGAGTTTATAAAGAAGTAGAAAACCTTGACAAAGAAATTGTTTTATCTTACGGACAAGGTATTCAAGCTATTGTTGAAATTGGTAAAATTGTTTTAGAAAATGGAACTTATGATTCAGATTTTAACGTAATTACCGAACCTGTTTACGCTGACGGATATGCTTATGATGTAATGAGTGATAACGTAATTGTATTTGAAAGCGAAATATTCCCAAACAATCCAAAGCATAGTTTTTCAGGATATTAAAAAATAAATAAATATGTCATCAACATTAAATTTTACAACCAAAAGAGGCGATACTTTTAAACAAACCAACTTCCAAATTAACATTAACGATGCACCTTTGGATTTGACGGATGCGATTATTAAAATACAACTTCGTAAAGAGGCTGGAGCACCAGTGGCACTTGAGCCAACCTTAACGATTTTAAACGCTTTACAAGGCGAATTTTGTATTGATGAGCAAATTATTGACATCCAAGCGTGTAATTATAAATATGACATTCAAATCACTCAAGAGAGTGGCGAGGTTGACACTTGGGTTGGAGGTTTATTTACAATAACAGACGATATAACACGATAAAAATGAGCGATATTATAGATATAAATGTACAGGAAACTATTGACCAAGTCGATATAATTGTAAACCCTAACCTATACGTTATTAACGTTAATCGTGTTATTGGTGAGCAAGTGCAAAGCGATTGGACTCAAGTAGATATAAACGCGCCAGATTATATTAAAAATAAACCCGAAATAGTGCCTTACACAGGTGCGACTCAAGACTTAAATTTAGGGGAGTTTGGTTTACAAACTGGTAATATTGAATTTGATAATACCCCGACAAATATTCCAACAGGTGCTGGATCGATGTATTGGAACGATGTTGACGGTACACTCGATTTAAAATTAAAGGGCGGAAATGTTACTTTACAAATAGGTCAAGAGCAAGTTTTAAGGGTGGTTAATAAAACCGCTACAAATGTAAATTTACTTGAGTCTAATTACCAAGCGGTAAGGGTGACAGGTGCGCAAGGGCAACGTTTAAAAATTGATTTGGCTAAAGCGACAAACGATGTATTAAGCGCGGAGACAATCGGATTGGTGACCGAGACGATAAATAATAACCAAGAAGGGTTTATCACTACAAGTGGACTTGTAAGAAATATCAATACAACGGGAAGTTTACAGGGTGAAACTTGGGCGGATGGAGATATTGTTTATTTAAGTCCGACAACTGCTGGAAATATTACAAATATTAAACCAATTGCTCCAAATCATTTAATTATTATTGGATATGTTATACACGCGCATATTACTCAAGGTACTATTTTTGTAAAAGTAGATAATGGTTATGAATTAAACGAGTTGCATAATGTAAATATCAACGAATTGACTTTGTCAAATAATGATTTATTGCAATATAATTCCACGACTCAATTATGGCAAAATAAAAGCATAAAAGATGCTTATCATATATTATTTCCTCCAAAGGTTGGCAGTACTTACAATTTATCCATAACAAGTGCTTTAAATACATCTGCCGCTCCATTAGGAACTACTGGAGTTTATTTAATGCCTTTTATACCAAAACATAATATTACTATCTCATCTTTAAAAATGAATGTAATAGGTACATCCGTTGGAAATAACGCCAGAATATTGGTTTATGATAATGATAATGTCAATAATGTACCGAATAACAAAATAATTGAAAGCACAAATTTAGATTGCTCGACAAGTGGATTTAAAGTTTATAATACAATAAATACTTTTTTAGGTTATAATGTTTATTGGGTAGGTTTACAATTACAAGGAAACCATACGATTTCGCAATATGTTATAACAAATTTATTCCCATTAGAGGCATCGGCAACGGTCTCATCAACTACTTTTTACGGTAGGTTAATTCCTTGTAATTTTGGAGCAGCACCAACATTGGCTGGAAGTACTACCTTAGTTTCTGGAATAAACGCACCAATGGTATGGTTAACAGTTTAATATAAAAAAAGATATGGCACAAGTAAGAAATGAAATTTACGACGAAAATGGATTGATTGATGTTCAATTTATAGAAGTTGAAGATTTAACACAAAATGAAATTTTAGCACAAAAAGAAGCTGAATTGTTAGCTATTTATGCAGAAATTCAAAACTTAAAAAATGGCAATTGAAAATATTGAAATAGGTACGGTAACAAACGATGGTAAAGGCGAGAGATTGGCTTTAGCGTTTGATGTTGCCAATGCGAATTTTGACGAATTAGATATTAATAAAGAAAACGCACTTACATTTTCAAGTCCGTTAGTTAGAGCTGTAAATACAGTATCTATTCCTAAAGCAAGTAGTGGAATTAATGGTTATTTATCAGGCTCTGATTGGAATACTTTTATTAATAAACAATCTGCTATAACATTAACAACAACGGGTACAAGTGGAGCATCTACATTAATAGGTAGCACACTAAACATTCCACAATATAATGGAGGAGGCGGTAGTGGTTTGCAGGGAGTTCATAGTATTTTACCTATAATAAGCAACGAGGTTACTTCTTTTACGGTAAATGCAGTATCATTAACATCTCTTGTAAACACGATAGATAGAATGACAGCAACACTTTATTATCCAGCTCAAAATATTACAACATTAAATTTATTTATTAATGTAACAACTTTAGCAGCTGGTGCGTTAGGTAGAATATCTATTTATAGTGATAATAATGGAATTCCACAAAATTTACTTTATACAAGTGCGGATTTAAATTTATCTACAACAGGCAAAAAAACAGCAACTGTAACATTTAATTTTATTAGCGGCACAAAATATTGGATGGTGGCTCACACTAATTCTGGCACTAGTGCGCTATCAAATGTACAAGTATCAGCTTTATTACCTCTTAAAAATTTAGCAACAAATGGGCAACCAATTGGCACGTATATAGCAATTTCTACTTTTGCAAGTGGAACACCCTCGGTATTTCCATCGGGAGTTTGGAGTACAGTAACAATGCCATTTATAGGAATAACAAAAGCATAAATTATGAGTAAAGAACAATTTGATATAATAATAAGTAAATGGATATCCCGCAAGTTAATGGTTTTTATCGTTGCGTGTGGGGGTTTATTTAGCGGTCAATTAACCTCATCGGATTGGGTTATAATTGCAACCGCTTACATTGGTATTGAGGGAATTACTAACATAGTAGAACGATTAAGAAAATGATTGATAATTTAAAAATTTATTTGCTTAATACGAGCGTGTTTTTAATTTCGTTAAGTAAGATTGAGGCAGGAATGAAAATTGTTTTATTGATGGTTTCAATAGCATATACAACAATGAAAATAATCGACTGGTTTAAAAATAGAAAAAATGGAGATAAGGATTAAAAGATTACACCGAACAGAAAACTCGACAATTGGCGAACTAACAATTGACGGAGTTTTTGAGTGCTTTACTCTTGAAGACAAAGAGAGAGAGGTAAAAATAAAATCCGAAACCGCAATCGCAAAAGGAACTTATAAAGTAATCATAAACCAATCTAATCGTTTTAAAAGATTATTGCCTTTGCTTTTAAATGTGCCTAATTTTGAGGGTGTACGCATTCACTCAGGGAACTCAAACCACGACACCGAAGGGTGTATTTTGGTAGGTTTGATACGTTCTCAGGATTTTATCGGGCAATCTCGAAAGGCGTTTGATAAATTATTTAAAAAGATGCAAAAGGCTGAAAATATAACAATTACGATTTCGTAATAAAAAATTTTATATATTTGTAAAAAAACAGATATGATTTCAAAATTTGCAAAATTTGATTTTCAGTTAAAAACAATATTAAACGAGAACGATAATTTAGGAATTGCAGACATCAAAAACTTATTGGTTAGATCTGAGAATTTATCGTTATCAACTCAAGAGGTTAAGACCTTAAAAAAATATATTCACAGAAACCGAAAGCGTTTATTAGACGATTACGAGGGAATTTATAACTCAACCGACTCACTCGATATTGACACCACTTCGGTCAAACATTTATGGGTAAAAAATAAAGAGGTTTCCGCATTTGTAAAAAACCCTAATTATATTGAGAGTCAAATCTCAAATATTGCGTTATTGCGTGACGAATTAATTAAGGATTTACAAGAGTATTCGCCAAAGTTCCCAAAGTTGGAACGCATTAAAAATAAAGACTCATATTTATTAGTTATTGATCCAGCGGATATCCACATCGGTAAACTTTGCACATCGTTTGAAAGTGGCGAAGACTACAACAACCAAATCGCAGTTAAAAGAGTACTCGAAGGAGTGCAAGGTATATTGCAAAAAGTAAGTTCGTTTAATATAGATAAGATTTTATTTATAGGGGGAAATGACATTTTACACATTGACAACCCAAACCGAACAACCACAAGTGGAACTCCTCAAGACACCGACGGAATGTGGCACAGTAATTTTTTAATCGCAAAACAATTGTATATTGACGTTTTAGAAATACTTTTAGGAGTTTCGGATGTGCATTTTACTTTCAATCCTTCCAACCACGATTATACAAACGGATTTTTTCTGGCTCAGGTTATTGAAACTTATTTTAAGGATTGCAAAAACATAACTTTTGACACTTCAATTGCACACCGCAAAGGATTTCAATATTATAATAATCTAATCGGAACGACTCACGGAGATGGTGCAAAACAAATGGATTTGCCTTTGTTAATGGCGGTTGAATTTCCAATCGAATGGAGCAAAACAAAGCATCGTTATATTTATACGCATCACGTTCACCACAAAACGAGCAAAGATTATGCAGGAATAACCATCGAAAGCCTTAGAAGTCCATCGGGGACAGACTCTTGGCATCACCGAAATGGATATCAACACGCACCAAAAGCTGTTGAGGGTTTTTTACATTGCAAAATTAACGGGCAAATCGCCAGAATAACACATATTTTATGAAGTATTTATTTTTATTATTTCTATTGATTGGATGCGGAACTCGTAAAGTGAATAAAAGTAACACCGAAACGCAAACTAAAACACAGATAACCGTCACAGACTCGGTTAAAATCCAAACAAAAACAGACTCAACTACTGAAATAAAAAGCAACGAGTTTGAGATTGTGCCAATTGATAGGATAA